AAGATGGTTTGATAAGTGTGTCAGCCAGAGAAGGTAACAAGTATCTTGAGATCATACATAGATCTATTATGAGATGTGTATCTTTAGAAGAGCAGTTCAACGAAACAGAAGATTATACGTTGCATTGGACCTTACTTAAAAAACTTCAAGTTGTTTACGATAATTTTAAAAAAGAAAACGATAAAGTTGACTTTACGGACATGATTAAACAATTTGTAGATCAAGGCAATGCTCCCTCCCTTGATCTGTTGATTGTAGATGAAGCACAAGATTTAACTCCGCTGCAATGGAAACAAGTTGAGGTTATGAAACAAAATGCTAAAGATATTTGGTATGCGGGTGATGATGATCAATGTATACACAGATGGAATGGTGTATCTGTTGAAAACTTTATAAATGCTTGTGACAATATTGAAGTATTGAAACAAAGTTATAGGATACCTAACTCTGTTCATTCTGTTGCTGACAAAATTGTGAAAAGGATATCATATAGACAGCCTAAAGATTGGAAACCTTTTCCTAAACAAGGAAGTGTCAACTATCATTTAAGTTTGTTTGATGTGGATATTGACCAAGGTTCGTGGACAATTATGGCTCGTACAAATAAAATTGTACAAAATGTTGCTGAGTCTTTGCGTGATGATGGTTATCTTTACAGCTTGTACGGAGTACCAAGTTTAAATCAAGATATGATTAAGAACATGAAGACTTGGGAACTTCTACAGAAGGGCAGTAAGTTACCTTTACAGATGATAAGGGATTTATATTCTGCACTTCCCAAAGTGGGAGATAAGGCAAAAGTTAAACGAGGTGTTTCTAAACAGCTAGAGTTTTTAAGTTCTGATTTAATTTTAGGCTATGATGATTTGGTACAGAACCACGGAATGATTGCACCTAAAGAAACATCTTCAAGAGATATGTTGAATGTATCAAAAGATGATCGGTTTTACATGGATGCATTGACTAGAAGAGGTGAAGACTTTGAGTCTCCGAGGATTGATATATCAACCATTCATGCTATGAAAGGTGGTGAGGATGACAATATCATACTCATGTCAGAGTCTTCTCGTGCTTGTGTCAAGAATGAAAACCAAGATGATGAGCATAGAGTCTTTTATACAGGTGTTACAAGAACAAAAGAAAACTTACACATAATTGAAACGGAGTCAGAGAATAGGTATCAAATATGAAAAGAGAACAGATATTAGACAAAGCAAAGATATTAATCAGTGGTGAGAGGGCAAAGGACTATGGTGATGCTTATCTTAACCACAAAAGGATAGCCGAACTCTGGAGTCCAATACTTGATAAAGATATTACAGTTGAACAAGTGTATGCTTGTATGATTGCTGTTAAGTTATCTAGATTGATTGAAACACCAGACCATGAGGACTCGTGGATTGATATATGTGGTTACGCTGCATTAGGAGGAGAGAAGAATGAGGGATAACAGTACAATGCATTTTCTTGAACGTCTTGAACTTGACCAGATGGAAAATGATTGGACACCTCCTACAGAGTTTCCAGATCTGACAAACTGTAAATATATAGCTATAGACTTGGAAACAAAAGATCCAAACCTTAAAAAGTTAGGTCCAGGTTGGGTACGCAAAGACGGATATGTGGTTGGTATAGCTATCGCAGGTGGTGATTTCATGGGTTATTATCCTATACGGCATGAAGCAGGTGGCAACCTTGCAGAGGACAGAGTTATGTCATGGTTAAAGGATCAATTGAACACTCCCAACATTCCAAAGATCATGCACAACTCCATGTATGATATGGGATGGCTATATGCCTCTGGTGTTGATGTGAAGGGCAAGATCATAGACACAATGGTTGCTGCACCTCTGGTAGATGAGAATAGGTTTTCATATGCTCTGAATGCTCTAGGGCGGGATTACATAGACATGAGAAAAGATGAAAAGCTTTTAAGGGCAACAGCAAGTGATTGGGGTATCGATGCTAAAGAAGAGATGTGGCGATTGCCTGCAAAGTTTGTTGGTGCATATGCCGAGCAAGATGTAATTATGACGTTAAAATTATGGGATAGATTGCACACGGAGATTACATCACAAAGTCTTGAGACAGTGTTTGATTTGGAAACAAGCTTAATACCCGTTGTCATGGATATGAGAAAGAAGGGTGTAAGGGTAGATCTTGATCAAGCTGAAAAAGCAAGAAAAAAATTAATTAAAATAAAAGATGATTTAGTTCTTGACATAAAGAAAGAAACTAGTCTGGAAGTATTACCTTGGGTGGCAACAAGTATTGCATCTGTGTTTGACTTTTACAAAGTGCCTTACGGACGGACAGAAAGCAACAATCAGCCGTCTTTTACAAAAGCTTTCTTACAGACTTGTGAGCACCCTATTGCATCAAAGATATTGAAACTAAGAGAAGTTGATAAGGCAAACAATACGTTTATTGATAGTATACTAAGATATGAGCACAAAGGTAGAATACATTGTGAGTTTCATCAGCTAAGATCAGATGACGGAGGAACAGTTACTGGCCGCTTTTCTTCTTCTAATCCAAATCTGCAGCAGATACCCGCTAGAGATCCAGAGATTAAATCTTTGATAAGAGGTTTGTTTCTACCAGAAGAAGGCACAAAGTGGGGTAGCTTTGACTATTCGAGCCAGGAGCCAAGGTTATTGGTTCATTATTGTGCGAGTCTTGGTGAAGATAGACATCCCAAGATTGATGAACTTGTAGAGCAGTACAATACAGATGACCCAGACTTTCATCAGATGGTGGCGGATATGGCTGAGATTAATCGTAAACAAGCCAAAACAGTCAATCTTGGTATTATGTATGGTATGGGTATAGGTAAGTTGGCAAACACTCTAGATATAACAAAAGAGGAGGCCAAAGAGTTGTTAGCTAAATATCACTCCCGTGTGCCGTTTGTAAAAGGTTTGGCAGATATGGTTTCTTCCAGAGCATCTAGATACGGACAGATACGGACTATCTTAGGTAGACGTTGCCGTTTTAATTTATGGGAGCCTAATAGTTTTGGTTACAAGAAACCTTTGAAGTATGAAGAAGCACATAAGGAGTATGGACCTAGTATACGAAGAGCCTTTACTTACAAGGCATTGAATAAACTTATACAAGGCAGTGCTGCAGATCAAACAAAGAAAGCTATGGCGGACTGCTATGAAGAAGGATTTTGTCCATTGATCACTGTGCATGATGAACTGTGCTTTAGTATAGAGTCCGAGGAGCAAGCATCAAGGATCAAGGAGATTATGGAAACAGGTCTTGAACTAAAAGTTCCAAGTAAAGTTGACCAGGAGTTAGGTGATAACTGGGGAGAGGTTGGTTAGACTTCTACCTCTTCCATACGTTTACATAAACGCTCCGCCCGATTTGGCACCTGTTTATGCCACCTCGAGTCACGCATCTGATTTGCACTTTCCTGCCAATTGCCGTCCATAACAGCTTGTATATGTTTGCGAAACTTGCTGTATCTTGGTCTGCCCAGGTTAAACATCATGTTTGCTACAATCTGTTTTACTTCTTCTGGTAGCTTGTCCCAATCATCATAGACTTTCTTACAGTCTTGGATAACAATCTGTATATCTTGTTCAAAGAGTTCTGTAACTCTTTCTTCAGATACTTTTGCACCTAGCTCTAGATCAAACTCTGGTTCATCCTCTCTGCACAAATGTCCAATGCCGCATGTCTTTAGCGAAAGGTGATCGAGGTAAGTCTCATACTTGACCCCCTCATCAATGATTAATTGTTCTCTTAATTTTTCTAAATCCATTATGGACTCCCGAATGTTGCTCTTGTTAGTGGATTAGGAACGAGTAAAGGATTAATACCTCCAGCACTTGATGCCGCTGAAGGAGGAGATACGTTTAAGTTTGATGCTTGTTGTTGAATGTTTTGAACTATCTTACTTGGTCTTGACACAGGTTGAACAGGTAATACAGGTTCTTCGTTTTCTTTTGGCTGTCCAGTAATTTGTGAAATAGCTGTATCACTTAACATACCCAAAACTTCAGTTTCTCTTGCACCACTTTGTCCTAGAGTTTCATATGTAATTTCAAATAATCTACCCAACTTATCGTATTCACCAGCACCTGGTCTAACTCCTACTGGTCTAGCTAAATATTTAAGAAACCAAGGTTGTCTTAATATTTTTGATGCAAAATTCAATCCTACATACAAACCAATCGCATTT